GGCTGGTGCAATCGCCAATGTAAATTCAGTAGGCGGTTCAATAGCTAACGTCAACTCAGTAGCTGGTAACAATACCAACATCAACAGTGCGGTAAGTAACGCAGCTAACATCAACAGCGCAGTAGCGAATGCTACCAATATCAACTTAGCTGCTGGTTCAATAGCCAACGTCAATTTAGTTGGTGGTTCTGTAGCTAATGTGAATACAGTTGCTGGTGCTATAGCTGATGTGAACAGATACGCTGATGAATACACGATAGCTTCATCTGCCCCTGCTTCACCATCCTCTGGTGACTTGTGGTACGACTCAACTGCTAACACTTTGAAATACTACACAGGCTCTATATGGGCATCTATTGCTGCTGGTATTGCTTCTGTAGCTGCTGACACAACTCCACAATTAGGTGGTGCTTTGGATGCTCAGAACAACAACATGACAAACGTAGGAACCATCTCTGGTTCTAACCTACAGTTAGACTTTGGAGGTCTATAAACATGAGTAAATTATTACAACTTCGTGGCGGTACTACTACTGAACACGCTTCGTTTACAGGTGCAGTTCGTGAAGTCACAGTTGATACAACCAAAGATACGCTCGTAGTACATGATGGTTCAACTGCTGGTGGTTTCCCATTATCCACTGCGTCTGATGTAGCGGCTTCTCTTGCTACTTTAGTGGACTCAGCACCAGCAACATTGAACACGTTGAATGAACTAGCTGCTGCTCTTGGTGATGATGCCAACTATGCTACTACGACAACTGCTGCCATTGGTTTGAAAGCACCCATTGCCTCTCCTACATTCACTGGCAACATTGGGATGCCTAACGGCTCCATTGACCTTGCTCACATGAGTTCTGAGTCTGTTGATGAAGATAACTTACATATCTCTAATGCTGGCTCTAATGGTCAGTACCTCCAGAAGCAGTCTGGCAATGCTGGTGGTTTGACTTGGGGAACTGTGGACATATCAACACTAGCACCCATTGCTAGTCCCAGTTTCACTGGCAACGTGGGGCTAGGAACTTCCTCTCCAAATTTAGGAGGGTTTCAAAGTGGTTCGCGTGTAATGTCAATAGAAGGTGACGCTGCTGATGATTTTGGTGTTTTAGAATTTATTAATCCTAACGCGACAGGCTCTAATAGAATTGGAGAATTGCGGTTTATAAATAAAGACGCTGGAAGTAGTGCTGTAGGACAGGCTGGTATCCGAGCGTTTAGAGATGGGGCCGACAATTCTACGGCTATGTCCATGTACACAAGCGCGGCTGGAACTTTTGCTGAGCGTCTACGAGTCACTGCCTCTGGAAATCTCGGTGTTGGTAATGCAAGCCCATCTGAAAAGCTCCATGTAACAGGCAACATACTTGCATCAGGTAACGTAACAGCTTACTCAGATGAACGCCTAAAGAGTCACATACAAACAATCCCCAATGCACTAGATAAAGTTCTTAGTGTTCGTGGTGTGACCTACGATATGAATGACGAGCGTGGCACAGGTGTCATTGCACAAGAGTTAGAGAAGGTTCTACCTGAAGCTGTGTTTGATAATAAAGATGGTATGAAGTCAGTAGCCTACGGCAACGTAGTAGGTATGTTGATTGAGGCAATCAAAGAGCAGCAAGCTCAGATTGATAATCTAATGGAACTTGTAGGGGGTTAGTAATGGCTTTAGCATCATCAGGAGCTATAAGCTTCGCACAGATAGCCGCTGAATTTGGCGGTACTGCTCCACACAGCTTGTCCGAATACTACCCGCTGTTAGCACAGGGGGTTACAGGACTTCCATCAAGCGGTACTTTTAACTTCAGCCACTTTCACGGCAAAGACAAAGATGTTGCCACATGGACTGCAAGTGGTTACAACTCGTCTGCTTGGGTAAACATAGGAACTATACATGGTTCTTACTACCATCATAACTACCAAGGTAATAATAATTGGATTAACAAAATGGTAGTTGGGGGTACTCACATGTGGAATACAAACTCATACACCTCTGGAAACACAAGGTATAGGTCAACAGGTGCTGTTGGTGCTAATAAGCCTCTGTACAGGGACTCTTACACAACTACATGGAATGACACTTCTGGAAATGTATGGACTGTCGCTTCAATCTCAGGATAATTTAGGAACAACGAATGAACTCTTTAACTTATGATTTTACACAAATTCAAATACGCAAAGGGAGTGAAACATTATCTGCAGATATTAAGCCAGATTTTAGTTTTACTTACGATGCCATTAACTACAATAGTGCAGGGTTACGGAAATATCGTGTTGGGGATACGGAGTCTGATTTAACTGCAGCACAGGCAACAGAGATTGAAGCTTACATTACTTCAGTAACAGCCGACCCAGTAGCACAGGTTAATTTTGTATCAACACAGTATCTAGCTGAAACTGACTGGTATGTCACACGATTCGCAGAAACAGGCGTAGCAGTACCGTCCGATATAACCACAGCCAGAGCAGCAGCTAGGGCAAACGTAGTAGCTGGTGGTGGATAACTTCATAAAGGTTATTCCAAATGCAATTTCAGATAAGGATTGTGATTCTTTAATTAAGGATTTTGCTTCGTTTCCTGACGTAGATGGTGAGATTGCCGCCTCAAGAGAATATAAAAATAGTATACAAGGCCGTAATGATTATTCAATCGGTCTGACCTGTGGACATAATTATGACACAGAAGAGTCTATTGCGACCAAGAAGAAATACTGTGAATTGATAATGCCTATAGTCTCTGAGGAAACCTTTTATTACCTTGAAGATTATGGACAGTCATTCCCGTTTCCTCTTGAACTTGAGGATTGTAAGATGCAGAAGTCTACCGCAGCAAAAGGCGGTGGCTTCCATGTTTGGCATTTTGAAAATGAAGGTTCTCAAAGCGACAAGATTACTAGGCGTATGCTTGTCTGGATGATATATCTAAATGATATTCCTGTTGGTGAGGGCGAGACTGAGTTCTTATATCAAGGGCTTAGGTTACAGCCAAAGAGGGGCGACTTAGTTATCTGGCCCGCAGGATTCACTCACACCCATCGTGGTAATCCTGTGTACACGACAGACAAGTACATCCTCACTGGCTGGCAGCTTTGGCCTACTCCAGATGATGCAAATGCTTTCATTAATAAAGGTAGGGCTGCTTCGGTTGAAGCACAGGCCAAGAGTTTAGGGAAGCTAGAATCCTAATGTGGTCAAGTGCCGCAGAACTCTATCCAATTCACATAGCCCCTACCCAAGCCCCTACGGGTCAGGTGGCTATCGTGGAGCCTCAAGCAATCCGTAAGGAAGATTACAGGCCAGTAAAGCCCTGCGAAGCTCCTTATGAAATCATTCACCACTACTACTCAAGGAGGGTGTGGGTATGCTCCTAGAAATGGCAGCAGCTAACTTAGCTTTCAAAACGGTGCAGGGTTTCCTAAATAATGGCAAGACTCTGTTCGACTGCGGAAGCGCACTTACGGACTACTTCAGTGCAAGCAGTGAGATAAACAAAAAGGCAGGTTCCTCAACCAGTACAGGGTCAGCCCTTGAATGTTACCAAGCACAACAAGAACTAAAGAAGCAACGCGAAGAACTCAAGTGGCACATGAATAAATCGGCCCTAATGGGCTGGAGTGACTACCTTGCCTTTGAAGCCGAATGGCATCGTGAGCGTAAAGCTGAAGAACAAGCTGTACGAGTTAAAGCAGCTAAACGACAACAAGAACTGGAAGAAAACCTGAACTTAGGTATCAAGGTTCTTGCAATAATAGCGTTTGCTATGGCCCTGCTTTTTGGGGTGGCCTACTTCTACTTTAAAGGATATTAAGAACATGTCTGCCATGTCTGATTATGACGCTGGTCGCTTTGTTACTCTAGTAGAGAACTTAGGCAACCAAGTCGAGTCACTTAACGCAACAACCATCCAACTCTCCAATCGAGTCAATGACTTAGAAAAGCAGCTAGTTAAAGGAAAAGGTTTCCTTGCTGGAGCTATGATTCTTTCCATTGGTCTTGGTGGTGTTGGTACATCAGTCCTATCTAAATGGATGGGAACTTAACAAGCCAGGATTTTATTTATGTCATCTCTCAACCCACTCGCTGGGATTGCCGGAAGTGTCATGGAAGGTCTTGATGACCTGTTCACCTCAGACGAAGAGAGAGCAAATGCTGCTCTAAAGGTTGAACAACTTCTCCAGAAACCACACACACTGCAAGCAATGGCAAACATTGAAGGGGCTAAACATAGCTCCGTGTTCGTGGCTGGCTGGAGGCCCGCAATAGGGTGGGTATGTGCAATTGGTCTTGGTTACCAATTCCTTATCCTTCCATTTGCTGGACTCATCAATGCTTACTATGCACTCCCCGCAGAACTCCCAACAATTGCATCTGCAGAACTAACAACCCTTGTAATGTCTCTCTTAGGTCTAGGCGGTTTACGCTCCTATGAGAAAACAAAAGGACTAACTAAATGAACACCAAGAATTTTGAAGCAGTAATGGCTGACTTACACGAAGAGTTAGCCAAACAATTGCTAGGTACAGTACAAGCTGGTGAGGCTAGCCCTAGTCTCCTGAACGTGGCCCGTCAGTTTCTTAAAGACAATGGTATTGATGGTGTACCCACCCAAGGGAACCCCCTCGATAACCTAATACACGCTCTTCCAGACTTCAACGAAGACGAACTCCCACTTAACCACTAGGTAACACATGGCTACACCTGTAGTAGATGACCCTATCAAGAAAGACTTCCGCAAGTTCCTATTCATTGTATGGAAGACCCTCAATTTACCAGACCCCACACCTATCCAGTACGACATGGGGAGCTATCTCCAAGTAGGCCCAAGGCGTTGTGTGATAGAAGCTTTCCGTGGCATTGGTAAGTCATGGATAACCTCCGCTTACGTGGTGTGGTTACTGTACTGTGAGCCTCAACATAAGATTCTGGTGGTATCAGCCTCCAAAGAACGTGCTGATGCTTTCTCAACCTTTACTAAGAGGCTTATTAATGAGATTGAACTACTCTCACACCTCCGCACAAAGAATGGGCAACGTGATTCTGTCATTGCATTTGATGTTGGCCCTTCCATGCCCGACCACTCTCCCTCGGTTAAGTCCGTTGGTATCTCAGGTCAGCTTACAGGGTCCCGTGCTAACACTATAATTGCTGATGACGTGGAAGTTACAAACAACTCCGCTACTCAGACTATGAGAGACAAACTCTCCGAAGCAATCAAGGAGTTTGACGCTGTATTAAAGCCTAATGGTCGCGTGATTTACCTCGGTACACCCCAGACTGAGATGTCCATATACAACCTGCTACCAGAACGTGGCTATGAGATACGAGTATGGCCCTCTCGCTACCCTACAGGCAAACAATCAGCAATGTATCAGGGTAGATTAGCACCCTTTATAGAGCTTCATAGGGCCTCTAATGAGGGGTTACCTACAGAGCCTGACAGGTTTACTAAAGAAGACCTGATGGAGCGTGAAGCATCCTATGGTAAAGCAGGTTTTGCTCTACAATTTATGCTGGACACAACACTAGCAGACGCTGACAAGTACCCACTTAAGCTTGCAGATTTGATGGTGACTGCTCTCAACCCTAAGAAGGGATGGGCAGACCTCGCATGGGCTTCTGGACCTACTCAGATAGTAGAGAATGTGCCTATCGTTGGGTTCACTGGAGATAAGTTCTACAGACCCATGTGGATGGCTGATGACATGCTGGACTTCACAGGCTCTGTGCTTGCCATTGACCCTTCAGGTCGAGGTAAAGACGAGACAGCCTATGCTGTCGTGAAGATGCTTAACGGTTATCTCTACCTAACTCGTATAGGTGGTTTCACCGGAGGATACTCAGACAAGACGCTCACAAGTTTAGCTACTGTTGCAAAGCAAGAGTCCGTGAACATGGTGATTGTGGAGAGTAACTTTGGTGATGGTATGTATGTGAAGTTACTTACACCCATCCTTAATAGAATCCACAAGGTAGCTATAGAAGAAGTCCGTCACTCCACTCAGAAAGAGTTGAGGATGATAGATACCCTTGAACCTGTAATGATGCAGCACCGATTGATAGTCGATGAGAAGCTCATTAAGGAAGACTACGAGACAGCCTCTGAGCCTTCTTACAGTTTGTTCTACCAGATGACTAGACTTACCAGACATAGAGGCGCAATCATCCATGATGACCGCTTGGATGCTCTGAGTATGGCTGTCGCCTACTGGACAGAACAGATGGATGCTGACAGTGAATCTCTAGCTACAATGCAGAAAACTGAAGCCTTCAATAAAGAGATTGAACGGTTCATGGACCATGCTGTTGGAGCAAGACGAAGACAGCCAACATGGATGTAGCTACATTAGCTAATGCTTAATATCAAAGGTTGCACTTAGGGGTAAGCCCCTAGTGCAGAGCATGGACTAATCTCTGAGATATGGTGTTTATTGAATAAAATTAAAAATAATTCTACACCATCATATCTCTGAGATTCTCTTTTTGATTTCCTTTATGTGGTAGATACTGGAGTGTCTACTGGAGTGTCTACTTTTGTTTCGGCAAGAAAATCCGAGGGGGTGATTACGTATAGGGGCAGGCAGAAATCCCCCTCTTACCCTTCAAAAGCTTGGCCAAGCCTCGTTGGATTGTCCTAGAGATATTCCTAATCATTCTGCAGGCTAGCCACAGCAACAATAAAAAGAGGATAGCCGCCTCTTATGATTCCTTTTGATGTCCTTTTGATGTCCTTTTGATGGTCCTATAGATAGTGGCGTTTGTTTCCAGCCTTAACAAGCTACCTATTGTTTTTTTGTTTTTCTTTCCGTATTGAAATGAATTCCATTGACATTATCTGTACAGGGCCCATAATGATTTCAGTGCCGAGGCGGTAGCTGTACGGCATTTAACTAACTTTATATAGGTAACACCATGATTATTAACACTTTTGGAATCAAACAGAACTATAACCTTCAAATGCCACTATCTAGTGGAACCGTAACAACACCATATGATAGCCGTATGATTCAACAACGAGATGAATTGCACGGCAAGATTGTATCTAGGACCAAACGCAACCTTAAAGCGCGGACCAAGATTATCCGGACCATACCAACACCTATTGAAACGCCTACTTATATCGTAGCAATGGGAATCCTAGTTTTTCCAACCTTATTGGCTGCAGTTATTTTGTCGCCACTCTATCTACCTACTCTATAAGCGAGGCAATAACCATGCAAAACACAATCAAATTAAAAGCATTGAAGCAAGGCGAAGAATTTAAGCGTAAAGAGACATCACAAAAGGTTTTTATACGTGAGCACTTCAATCGTAAAAATTATCTAGGGCCAGCTTCAATATGGTGCAGCGATGCTGACTCAATAGGTGATGGTATCGAGCTAAACCCAAACACTATTGTTTTTATAAACTTTGAATATTAGGAGATAGACCAATGAGTAAATCAATGATTTTAAAGGCTGAACAAATGGGCTTCACAATCCTAGACTACAAACCAACTCAATTTGAATCAGAAGGCTTTTTTGTGGTGCTAGCCATTAACAACAAAAAAGAGTTTGTTACTTGGACGTGGGCAAATGGTGGATTCCATCATGGGCATTATTTTGAGGGCATTACATGGGCTAACAGGCGGGAAGCTATCGCGGACTTTGATAATCGCATTCACTAATCATTCAACAAAGGGCCTTTGTATTTTAAGGGTCCTTGATTGAGTTATTAAACCGATAACCAACAACAACAACAAACCAATGAGGTATTACCAATGACAGACCAACAAGTAGCAGAGTATTACGATTCAAACCTAAACCTTACCCTTGCTGAACTATCGGCAATTACAGGTAAATCAATCAAGCAACTTAAACGAATTTTAATGGGAGCGTAACCAAATGAACATGATTGCAACATTACAACTTAGCCCAGCGACTAACTGCAGCACTGCACAAAAGCATCAGCCAGCATTAACTAACTATGCGGTTGAATCGTTTATTAACTTAGTCGATGTTATGCCTATTCAGGCGATAGACAAGGCTATAGCTATTTTCGCTAATTCCACTAAAGGAATCAAAAAAGATGCCATTGATTGGATTACAGGAAACAAGCGCGGCATTAAGCAAGCACGGGCATTTATAGGCCTATCTAAAAACAACAAAATGCCAGCCTATACCATCGCCATTCCTGCAAGGGAATCGTGTCCGCGTGGTGGCAAGCTTGCCAAGATTGTTGGAACTGTTTGCCACGATTGTTATGCAGTCAAGGGCCATGATGGAATGCAACCTGCTATAACCGCTAAACAACGCCGTTGGGATGTTATCCAATTGGCCCTAGAATCATCAATCATCTATGATTTATGGGTAGCAGCATTTACTCTTTGCATGGCCAAGGAATCGTTTTTTCGCTGGCACTCTGCAGGCGATTTATTTAGCGCGGCCTATGTTGCAATGGTCCTAGATTGTATCAACCGCACTCTGCACGTCCACCATTGGATTCCAACAAAGGAACCCATCT